AGAGAGGGGGGGGGGGGAGATACGACAGACCTGTAGCTTGTTAGCTCTGTGGCAGGCATCTCACCCCACCCCTAGATTCCCTAAAACACTAGCAGTCCTTGCAGGTGTAGAAGATCAATACCTAGAGTAAATGGTTTTAGTAGATTTCTCTACTCTGTCTATATCCTGTTCGATTTCTCTACTAGGGCGTGCGGGTCACACGGGATACAACTTTAATTCTTTACTTAACCTGTTCTGGGTACGAGTGGTCACTCTATTAGCTGATGCGCCCTGACAGTTATCTTTAAAAACAAAAAAGCCGTTTTAGAGTGCATCTTGTTGGTCGACCTCTTATAAAGAGGACATTCTTTGATAAATATTCTTCACGGCATTTATCAAAAAATCAAGATACACACTAAAACGGCTTACATCGTCGACCAAGACAACAATTCAATTATGCCTCTGTCTTTGCAGAGCGTCAAGTGTTGATATGTTAATCGCTGCATTATGATTGCAAAACAGGGTGGAGTTGCACCACGACCTAACACCTGCATAACATTTGCTTTTACATACCAACACGGATGAGGGCTATACCGCTGCCATGCGGTGAATGACCAACTGCCCCATACTCTCTCGCTACAGACTCGTAGCACTAGCCCCCATGCGTGTTGATGCTTGTCTTTCCAAGCTGTCAAGGTCTAAAGCTAACCTAATGAAACATGACCCTTATTATTGCTACGTTTCTGCTTGCTAAAGGCAATTCAGTCTATCGTAAATCAGGCCAAATTTGTGACCAGTTAGGGATTTCTTTTCTTGACCATGCGCCATCCGACTTTGTTTCAATTTCTGTGGCTAACAAAATCAGCTTGTCTTTTGCTATACCATGACTGCGCCATTGAGAAACTGCGCTAGGCGTGACTCCGCAACGTTTAGCAACTTTAAACGTACCGCCCAACATTTCAATGATTTCTGTTGTTTTCATGTAGCAATCTTAACATGATGTTTTATGTATGTGTTGACTTATGTGTTTAGTTAACTTAATATTAGTCATGGCAATAAGCCATCAACAACGAAACAAGGTACATAAATGAACGTCTACCAAGCAATTTCTTTAGTACAAAAAGACCTTTCTACACAAGGCATCTCAAAAGACCGTAAAAACACACAAGGATCTGGATACGCTTTTAGAGGTATTGACGATGTGTACAACGCTCTTGCACCATTCTTAGCAAAGCATGGTTTGTGCATACTTCCTAGAGTTTTAAACAGGGAATCAGTCGAGCGTCAAAGCAAGGCAGGCGGTGCATTGTTTTACATTACCGTTGAGGTCGAGTTTGACCTAGTTGCAGCTGACGGTAGCAAGCACACAATTAAAACGTTTGGCGAGGCTATGGATTCTGGAGACAAGGCTACTAACAAAGCAATGTCGGCGGCTTACAAGTATGCGTGTATGCAATCGTTTTGTATTCCGACCGAAGGCGATAACGATGCCGACGCTCAAACGCACCAGGTTGCGCCAAAGGTTGAAAAACTTAGAGGCATCGAACTGGATCACACGAAAGCATTGATGGCCTCAGCAGTCAGTTATGAAAACCTGAAAGACATTTTTAAAGAGGCTTGGGTGTCTTGTTTGAAAGAACAGCAGACTCCATTGAAAGCCGCATACGACGAATTTAAAGCAAACTGGGAGATTTAACATGGCAACTGATCTTAACCGCTGCGAGTTTATTGGAAGGCTGGGACGCGATCCGGAATCACGTTACACAGCTGACGGTAATGCAATCTGCAACTTTTCAATTGCTGTTGGTTACAAGACCGCAACCAAAGAAACGACAGAATGGGTCAGAATCACGGCGTTTGGCAAGTTGGCAGGAATATGTGCCGACTACCTAAAGAAAGGCTCACAGGTCTTTGTAGCGGGTCGTATGACTACCCGTAAGTGGCAGAACAAAGATGGCGTGGATCAGTACACAACTGAGGTCGTTGCCGATCAGATGCAGATGCTTGGTGGACGGCCTGCTGAAGATGCACCGCCAGCTGCGCCTGCTAAACCCAAGTCAGATGCGTATCGAGCAATCAAGGAAGGCATCGTTGTCCCGTTGGAGGACATGATTGAAGATGTCCCGTTCTGATGACGCAAACCGAAGAAGCAATACTGATTTCATGGCGGCTTCAACAATGGTATCCAGGCATGGTTCTTGACAACAGAGCCGTGCAAGACTTACAGGATGCAATCGAGATGCTTAAAACTTTAGCTAAACAGGTACAAAAATGAACATTTATTTTGATATTGAAACGATCCCTGCTCAAGACCCAGCAGCAATTGATCTAATCAAGGCTGACATTGAGAAGCAAAAGATCGCAGTCAAAGCACCAAGCAACTACAAAGATCAAGAAAAGATTGACGCATACATTAAGGCTGAAGTTGAAAAGCTCGATGCTGAGTTTGATGCAACGTACCGCAAAACGAGTTTTGACGGTGGTTTAGGACAAATTTGCTGTATTAGTTGGGCTATTGATGACAGACCGCCTGTGTCGTTATATGAAACCTCTGAAACAAGTATTGTGTTTGATTTTTATCAAGCATTGATGGAAGAATACAATCCATCGTCACAAACCCGACCAAAGTTTATTGGCCACAACATCGTCAATTTTGATCTACGGTTCTTGTTTCAACGCTCTGTGATGAACAACGTCAAACCACCAATGATGATTCCGTTCTCTGCTAAACCGTGGGATGAGTCGATCTTTGACACAATGACAGCCTGGGCAGGCCACGGCAACCGTGTCAGCCTAGACAAACTGTGCAAAATCTTTAATATTCCGCTGAAGGGTAGCGAGATTGGCGAAGAAATTGACGGGTCTAAAGTTTGGGATTTTTACCAAGCTGGGCGCATCGAGGACATTGCTCGATATTGCGAAGGTGATGTTGATCGAACACGCCAAGCGTACAAACGCATGACTTTCCAGTAAGATGTAACTGCGGGGAAAGCCGTGTCCCTCCACACTCCTTGTTCAGCGAGTACCCGCACCTTGTTGTAAAAACCCCAATAAATTAAAAATAATTGCAAAAATAGGGTAAACACCTATGCTTTTATTGTTTAGATAGCTTAATATCTGTACATGGCAACAACGCCATACGACAAATATAGGTACATAAAATGAACAAAGTAACAAAAGACTTGATGAAATGGTTTCCAACTCTTGATTGCAATCAAGCATTTGATTTGCACATGAAGTTAATGATGGAAGGTGTTGATTTCTCAGAGATCAGCAACAAAGAACTAAAGTCCGAAGCTGCTCGTTTGTTAGGGGCTGCATAAATGAAATACTCATACATACAATTAACAGACGAAGGCAAACGCCAGTTAATGCGTGAACTTAGCCGTGAGCTTACCGACAAAAAGATTGCAGAGCTTATGGATCAATTTGCTGATGGCGTAAAAACAGATAGCAACGGCGAACCGTACATCAAGATTGACCGTGACGAGGTGTTGATGTGTGCTGTGCCAATGTATACACACTTTATTGACATTAATCATATTGAAACCGTTACAGCTAACGAGGAAGATGGTAGCGATGAATAAGCATAACTGGCCTTTCTTGACTGACCTTGGTGATTCAAACTGGACAGGTCGCACCACTCGCACAATGCGTAATCAGACACGCTATTCGGCAGCTGACGAACGCATACCGCCTATTGCTTGGGTGGTTGGCTTGTTGATGTTGGCGCTTGTGTTTGGTTTCTTTCCACTTTTATCGGTGTTGATGAAATGAACGAGCGAATAAAAGAGTTGGCACGACAAGCCAAACCAAACCCGAATTTAATTTGGGAGGATGCTGACCTTGAACGCTTTGCTGAGCTTGTGCGCCAAGATTATTTGCGTGAACTGAAAGCGTTGAAGCCTGTGGCTATACGCAACCCTATCAATGGGATGATTGAAGTTCAATGGGGTGCAAGCGTTCCCCTTGGAACAAAACTCTACGCACTAGAGGTGACGAAATGAACCTTGACCAAGGTAAGTTAGCCCAAGGCTTGACTGATGAAATGCTTGCGCTGATACACCAATACGATGAGTCACTGTATCTAGCGACTGTGTTAGGCGTACTTGAGATTGTGAAAGCGCAATTGATTACCGACCATTTAAACGAGGTGAATGATGAACAAGATTGATTTAATTGTTGATGCGCTTGAGCAAGCTGATCGTATGCGGCGAAAGCAGGGCTATACAGAAGAATATTTACAAGAAGCACTCGCCGCAGCCCGTGAACTCAAAGCGTTGAAGCCTGTGGCTGTAAGAAATAAATTTGCTTCAACGTACATGGAATTTTCAAGTATTGAGTTATGGAAATCAGATATTCCAACATCCGTTACATTGCTTTACGCACTAGACGAGGTTAAACATGATTGACCAACGATTGGCTAGTCAACTTGCCTTAATTGAACGTGCTTATCTTGTGCTTACCATTTGGGCAGAGGATTACAGCAACATTGACGAGGATCACCAGCAAGTCATTGATGATTTGCAAAAAGAAATTAAACGAATTACGAAAGAGTTGGAACGTAAACCTGTTTACTGGATGCATTGCAATGGGCCGAAGTTACGAATTGTGTTTACGCCTGAACCTGGTGCTGTTGCCATGTACCGTCAGGAGGTGTAATGAGCGATTACATTAAAAAACTGGCTGAACAGGCCGGAATGGAATGGGAAACGCAGAGTTGGTGTTGGTTGGCAAATCCTCCGCATCTTGAAAAATTTGCCGAGTTAATTCGTGCTGAAGAAAAACCTAAATGGCAAGAACTTCACAAAGACGAAATTAAGCAAATCCTTAATGATGGTGAAGAATGGTCTAGCCTTGAGTTTGCACAAGCCGTGTCAGACTTATTGCGGGAGAAAAATGCATGAACCAAGTCGCTTGCAACACCGATCCGTCAACCAGTTGGGCTGCTGCTGACTCTGCAAAGTCTTTAGCGGCTCAACACGCCACAATCATCATTCAAGCCTTATGCAAATATGGCCCGCAAGGAAAAGACGGTATAGCGCAGATTACAGGACTCGATGGCAACCAGGTTGCGAGGCGGCTTAGTGAATTAGAACGCAATTATGAAATTTTGCTAACTGGTCGCAACGTGCAAAGCAAGTCAGGCCGTGCCGAACGGGAATGGAAAGTGATGCCAAAGCAGATGGATTTGATATGACCGACTACTCGCCCCATCCCGCAATCGAGTACATTTGGGACAACGCACCTCATTACGCTAAAGCCAAGGGAGAACTAGCGCAGCTGGAGGCGTTTAAATCAAGCCTAAAGGCAATCCTGATGAAGAAGTCAGGCGAAACCGCTGTGACCGCCCAAGAACGCGAGGCATACGCTCATCCGGATTATCAGAACCTATGTAATGCAATTGGGGCAGCAACTGAGAAAGCAGAGTTGTTAAAGTGGCGGCTTACGAGCGCACAACTCAGGTTTGATGCTTGGCGCACAGAGCAGGCCAGTAACCGACAAATTGAAAGGATAACTAAATGATCGACTATTCAGAAAGCCTAATAAAAATCACATCACTTGTCAGACAATACCGAAAACTTGTCTTAAAAGGACAGTTTGAAGCAGCTGCTGACGTTGCTGTCGATATGCAAATTGCAGTTGTTGATCTGCAAGAATGGTCGGAGGCTCAAGTTGAACAAAGTACAACGCAAACACTTTGAGAAACTTGCAGAACTTGGATGCTCGTTATGTCGACACTTGGGATATGGGGAAACACCCAGCCACATACATCACATTAGACGATTAGGAATGAAACGTGAAAATGCCCCCGTTATTCCGCTATGCCCGACTCATCATGTGGGCAATGATGGGGTACATGGATTGGGCAAAAAGGCGTTTGCTGAAAAGTATGGGGTTACAGAAGAAGATTTATTAGCCCAGACTGAGGCATTATTGTGATCGCCACCTTACAACTGCCATTGCCACCGTCAGTTAACACCTATTGGCGCAACTTCAGGGGTAGAACAATCCTTAGTAAAGGCGGCAGAGATTACAAACTAGCGGTGCAAGAGTACGTCACGGTCAACAAAATACCTAGCTTTGGTGATGCCAGACTTCAGTCCATCATCACGATATTCCCTAGAGACAGGCGCAAGCAAGATTTAGACAACAGGCTCAAAAGTTTGCTCGACAGTTTAGAAAACGCAGGCATTTATGACTCAGATTCACAATTCGACAAGATAGAGATAGCTAGGGGAGTGATTAAAACTGGAGGTGGATGTACAATCGTGATTGCTACCCTTTGAGGTTAGCGTTAACAACGCAGAATCAACCTTTCGCGAAGGTTATATGAATCCAGCAGACAAAGTCGAGCAGTGGTCAATCGACAAACTTGTGCCTTACGCACGAAACAGCCGCACCCATAGCGACGAGCAGATAAACCAGATCGCAGCCAGCATCAAAGAATGGGGCTGGACAACACCAGTCTTAGTCGATGAGAACGGCGGCATCATCGCTGGCCACGGCAGAACGCTCGCAGCCAAAAAGCTCAAGATCAAAGAAATCCCAGTTGTCGTGGCCACAGGATGGTCGGATGCCAAAAAGCGTGCCTATGTCATTGCGGACAATAAACTGGCGTTGAACGCAGGATGGGATAACGAGATGCTGTCGCTTGAGATTGGCGAGCTTGGTGACTTAGGTTTCGATCTTGACTTGATCGGATTCACGCCAGAAGAGATTGAGGCTCTGTCACCAATTCAACTCATTGACGGGCTGACTGACGAAGATGTAGTACCTGAACCGCCACCAGAGCCGATTACTAAGCTTGGTGACGTTTGGATATTGGGCAATCACAGGCTTATGTGTGGGGATGGAAAAGATTATTCTAATGTCGAAAGGTTGTTAGATAACAAAAAAATTAACTTAGCAATTACATCTCCACCTTACGCATCACAAAGAGATTACGACAAAGAATCTGCATTTAAACCAATACACCCAGATGAATTTGTAAACTGGTATCAAGATATATCATCAAACATCATGGTCAATTTGGCAGATGATGGTTCGTATTTCTGCAATATCAAACCTAATGCCGAAGGATTAAAAAGAGAACTTTACGTTTTTGATCTGGTGTTGGCTCATGTAAGAGAATGGGGTTGGAACTTTGCCGATGAATTTTGTTGGGAAAGAAATGGAATTCCGCAACAAGTAGCAACAAGGTTTAAAAATCAATTTGAACCCATTTACCATTTCACAAAAGGAAAATGGAAATTTAGGCCAGAATCGGTACAGCATGAATCTAAATCCGTTCCCAAAGCCAAAGGCAAAGGTGCTGGTAATACTAATGCAGCCAAAAGACAAGGTGTTGTCTCGGCGGTAGATGGAAATGATGTGGCAGCAGGAATGGCATACCCTGGCAATAGGTTGCCTACATTTCAATCAGAGGCGTTAGGCCATCCGGCTGCATATCCTGTGGGATTGCCAGAATTCTTCATTAAGGCATACACAGATGCTAAAGATGTTGTATTCGATCCGTTTATTGGTAGTGGATCAAGTTTAATAGCAGCAGAAAAGCATGGAAGAATGTGTTTTGGTACAGAAATAAGCCCAATGTATTGTGATTTGATTATTAAACGATGGGAAAATTTCACAGGCAAGAAAGCAGTTCTTTCGGAGTTATAAAATGGCTCAAGGTATAAAACACAAGCCAACTCAAGCAGATAGGGACACAGCAAAGCGTTTATCGGCGTTAGGTTGTCCACATGAGGACATTGCCATTCGATTGAAAATCTCAGCCGATACCCTGACCAAGTATTATCAAGATCAGCTTGATGAAGGCAGGATTGACGCTAACTCGGTCATTGCTGGTACTTTGTTTCAGCAGGCCAAGAATGGTAACACTCAGGCGGCTATCTTTTGGTTAAAGACCAGGGCGCGGTGGAAAGAGACTAGCTCGCACGAAGTTACAGGCGCAGATGGCGCACCGTTAGTCTTTGCTAAGATCGAGCGTGTGATCGTCAAGAATGGGTAAGACCCTCCAGCTCAAGACTCCAGAGTGGGCTGTTCCGTTGCTTGACCCGTCACGATATAAGGCAGCATGGGGAGGCCGAGGCTCTGGGAAAAGTCATTTCTTTGCTGAGATGATGATTGAGACTCACATCATGGATCAGAAGCGTCGAAGCGTCTGCGTGCGTGAAATACAGAAGTCGCTGCAGCAATCGGTCAAACGGCTGCTTGAGACCAAGATACAGGCGATGAACGCTGGCGCATACTTTGAGGTTCAAGATGCGGTCATCAAGTCCAAGAAAGGCGATGGCGCGATTATCTTCCAAGGTATGCAGAATCACACCTCTGACTCGATAAAATCGCTAGAAGGTTACGACTGTGCCTGGGTGGAGGAAGCCCAGAGCTTGAGCCAGACGAGTCTCGATCTGTTGCGCCCAACGATACGAAAGCCCGACTCTGAGCTGTGGTTTACATGGAATCCTCGGCAGCAATCCGATCCTGTGGACTTCCTGCTGCGTGGGCCAGAGCCACCAAAGGATGCCACGGTCATCAAAGTCAACTTTAGCGACAACCCTTGGTTTCCCGATGTACTTCGTGACGAGATGGAGTACGACCTTAGACGAGACCCAGACAAGTATCAGCACGTTTGGCAAGGTCAGTATTTAACAAACAGCAACGCCAGGGTGTTTCGCAATTGGAAGATTGACGATTTTGAAGCATCACCAGAGGCAATTCACCGTCTGGGCGCAGATTGGGGATTCGCTATTGACCCGACAGTGTTGGTGCGATGCCACATTATTGGGCGCACGCTATACATTGATTACGAGGCGTACATGGTTGGGTGCGAGATTGTGAACACGCCTGACCTGTTTATGACCATTCCAGAGGCAGAGAAGTGGCCAATCGTGGCAGACTCAGCAAGGCCGGAGACCATCAGCCACATGAGAAAGAACGGGTTTCCTAAGATCATGGGC